GGGCGCGGGCGACTGCCGCGCCGTGCTCGCCGAAGGCGAAAGCGTGACGATCGCGCGCGGGCCGCTCGCCGGCATCACGGGCGTTATTACCCGCAAGGGCCCGCGGCGTCTTGTGATCCGATCGACGATCCTTGGCCGGCCGTGCGTGGTCGAGATCGGCGCGGGCGATGTGTTCGGAAGGGCTGCCGCATAGCGAAGAAGGCAAAAAAACGAACGAGCGCCGCCAAAGCGAAGCCCGCCGGATTAAAAAAGACGGAGCGCGCCATACCGGAAAAGACGCCCGCGCGCAAAGGCGGCCGCAAACCGCGTATAGACAAGCAGCGGGCGTTTCTCCGGGCGTTTACGGAAACCGCCTCGATATCGGACGCCGCACGGGCGGCGCGGATCCATCGCAAGCAGCATTACCGCTGGATGGAAATTTCCCGCGAGTACTCGGCCGAATTTCAGAAGCTCCGCGCGATCGCCGGCGAAGCGCTCGAGGACGAAGCCGTACGGCGCGCCAGAACCGGCGTATTCGAGCCGAATGTCTTTCAGGGGCGCTTTGTTTATCCGCAGGAAGAGTACGTCGTCAAAGAGGCTGTACTCGGGCCGCGCGGCGCGATCCGCGAGCCCGAAGTGCGCGCGTGGCGCGACAAGCCGGGCGCGCGGCCGCTCGGCATATATCGGAAGTCCGACTCGCTCCTCGCGCTGCTTCTGCGCGTGTGGCTGCCGCACCGCTACCGCCCGCAGCTCGAGCTCTCGGGCCCGGCGGGCGGCGCAATCGAAATTGTCGAGCGCCTGCATGCGGGGCGCGAGCGGGCAAGAAAGGCGGCCGAGGCCGATGACGCCCGCAACGGCTGATATTGAGATTTCGGACGAGCTGGCCAGCTACTACGCCGATCCGCTTGGATTTGTCAGGTGCGCTTATCCGTGGGGCGCGCCCGGCCATCTTGCGAGCGAAACCGGGCCCGACGAATGGCAAACCGAATTCCTGCGCGCTGTAGGGAAAGGCGTAGGCGCGCGGCGCTTTGACGGCGTGCGCCCGGTAGACGCGCTGCGCGAGGCGGTAGCGAGCGGGCACGGCATCGGGAAAAGCACGCTCGTCGCGTGGCTCGTCAACTGGATCATGAGTACGCGCCCGTTTTCCCAGGGCACGATTACCGCAAATACGTTCATCCAGCTGCAGACGAAAACGTGGGCCGCGGTTCAGCACTGGACCGGGCTTTCGATCACGGGCCACTGGTTCAGGATCACGGGCGAGCGCATGTATCACCGGGCGTACCCCGCGAAATGGTTCTGCAGCGCGCAGACGTGCCGCGAGGAAAACTCCGAGGCCTTCCAGGGCCAGCACGCCTCGGGCGCGACATCGTTTTACATCTTCGATGAAGCCTCGGCCGTACCCGACAAAATCTACGACGCGGCCGAGGGCGGGCTCACCGAGGGCGAGCCCATGATTTTTTTATTCGGGAACCCGACGCGCAACTCGGGGCGGTTTTACCGCGCGACCTTCGGCGTCGACCGCGCGCGCTGGAATCACCGATCGATCGACTCGCGGACGAGCCGGCGCACGAATAAAGAGCAGATCCGCCGATGGGTTGAAGACTACGGCGAGGATTCGGACTTCGTACGGGTTCGCGTGCGCGGGCTGCCGCCGAATGCGTCAGAGCTCCAGTACATCGACCTCGGCCGCGTCCATGAAGCGCAGATGCGCGAGCGCGAGGCGCTCACCGATGACCCGCTGATCGCGGGCTGCGACGTTTCGGCCGGCGGCGAGGCGTGGAACGTGGTGCGCTTCCGCCGCGGGCTGAATGCGCGACCGGGCGCGAACGTGCCCGCGCCGATCCGGCTCGCCGGCGAAAGCGGCACGCGGGAAGTCATGATCGCGAAGCTCGCGCAGGTACTCGCCGAGCGCGACCCGGCGCGCCGCGTCGCGATGCTGTTCGTTGATTCCGCGTTCGGCGCGCCCATTGTCGAGCGGCTTAAAGTGCTCGGGTTTGACAACGTGGTCGAGGTTAATTTCGGCGAGACGCGCACGCCCGATGCGCATTTCGCGAACATGCGCGCCTATATGTGGAACCAGCTTAAAGAGTGGCTCGCGCGCGGGGCGATCGACCGCGCGGACGAAAAACTCGAGATCGACCTCACAAGTCCCGGTTATCACCTGAACCGCTCGAATCAGCTTGTGCTCGAGAGCAAAAAGGAAATGCAGGAGCGCAACGTCCCGCCCGTGGACGACGCCGACGCGCTCGCGCTCACGTTTGCGCAGCCCGTCGCGCCCGTCGTCGCGCGGGGCCCGGAACCGGGCGCGTACCGGCCCGTCGCGGGGAGCTGGATGTCATGAAACCGTATTACGAAAGCGACGGGATCACGATATTTCACGGCGATTGCCGCGAAGTGCTGCCCTGCGTGTTGGGCGGGCGCGCCGCCTGCGATCTCCTGCTCACCGACCCGCCCTACGGCAACGGATTCGCGGCGGATCCGACGCAATCGCGCGAGCGCCGCGGCTATGCGCCCGAGCATTGGGACGACCGCACCTTCGGCGATCTCGCCTCGGTTCTCCCATACGGAGAGATTCAGGTTATCTGGGGCGGCAACTATTACGATCTCCCGCCGTCGCGCGGCTGGCTCGCATGGTGCAAACCGGACGCGCCGCCGAGCATGGGCGGCGTGGAATTCGCCTGGACGAATCTGAGCCGGAACGCCCGGTATTTAGTCCAGTCGATTTCCGCCACCAACGCCGAGCGCGTCGGGCACCCGACGCAGAAGCCGCTCGCGCTCATGAAGTGGTGTATCGGGCAGTTTCCCGCCGTGCGCTCAGTCGTCGACCCGTTCATGGGAAGCGGTACGACGCTGGTAGCCGCGCGGCATTTCGGCTGCGCTGCGATCGGGATCGAGATCAGCGAGCGTTATTGCGAACTGGCAGCGCGGCGGCTGAGTCAGCAGGTACTCGATTTTTGCCTCGCCATGCCCGCGCAGGCGGGCCCGGCGCTGCTTGAGTACGCGGAAAAACATGCCTGAGCCGCTCGATCGCGCCTTATCCGAACAGCGCGAGGCGCGCGACGCATACCTCGCCGGCGATGAAAGCCGCGGCGTGCGCCTGTGGATCGCCGACGCAGTACTCGAGGAAGTCTTTATCGAAGCGGAGGCTGGCAATGCCCGCATTTCTTGAGCAGAAGTTAAAGGCCGAGTACGGCGCCAACTCCGCCGCGCCCTACAAAATCATGAACAAACTCGGGCTGATGCGCGGCTCGAAAATCACGCCCGCCGGGCGCGCCGCGGAGCGCAAACACGCGCGCGATACCGGGCGGCCGGGCGGCCGCCTGCGCGCGCTGATGGGGCGTATGCGTGCCTGAAACCGTCAAAAATCCCGACGAGCTCCTGCGCGTCGCGCGCGAGCGCTGGACACGCTCGGAAGAAGCGGATAAAAATATCCGCGGGGCGGCCGAGAAAGACCTTCAGTTTTTAGTCGGTAAGCAGTGGCCCGAGGGCGAGCCCGAAATGCGGCGCATGGCGAACCGCCCGGCGCTCACGATAAACAAGCTGCCGCCTTTCGTCAGCCAGGTAACAAACGAGCAGCGCAAAAACCGCGCCGGCGCGAAAGTGAGCCCGCAGGGCGAGGGCGCGGACAAAAAGACGGCCGAAATTTATCAGGGGCTCATCCGGCATATCGAATACATCTCGCAGGCGGACGTCGCCTATGACACCGCGTTCGATTACGCCGTCTCGAGCGGTTATGGTTACTGGCGCTATGCGACCGAGTACGTGAGCGATCGCTCGACACAGCAGGAAATCCGGGTTGCGCGCGTCAAAGACCCCTCGACCGTCCGCATGGATTCGGACTGCGAGGAAGTCGATTGCTCGGACGCCGGCTGGGCGTTTGTCTACGACAAAATGAGCCGCGAAAAATTCAAGCGGCTTTACAAGGATTCGGAAACCGCGCAGAGCGACTTCGCGCCGCCGGGCGGATTCGCCGCGCCGTCGTGGCTTATCGGGGATGAGTGCGTGGTCGCCGAGTACTGGCAGGTTGAGCCCGAGATCAAAAAACTGTGGATGTACCGCGGGATTCCCGAGCCCGCGGAAGATGAAGCGGGCAGCGCGCCGCCGGCCGTGCCGACGCTCGGGCCGGCTCTCGCGAATATGCAGCCCGGCGCGCCGGCCGCGACTATGCCGGGCGCGCCGCCGCAGCCGGCAGCAATGGGCGCGCCCGGTATGGGCGCTCCTGGTATGGGCGGCCCCGGCATGGGTGGGCCCGGTATGCCTGCGCCTGGTATGGGCGCTCAAGGTATGCTCCCGCCGGGCGTCGTCGCCGTTGCGCGCCTTGCGCTCGCGCCCGACGCCGACGAGCAGGGGCGCGTCGTGCGTGGCTACTACGAAGACGAAGACGTACCGGAAGGTTTCGAGCCCGAGCTCGACGACGACGGCGAGCATATCGGCCGCGAAGTCGAAGTACGCAACGTATGGCGCTATG